CTATTGAGTATCTAAGGACTAAGGTAGGTAGGTAGGCAATAGAAGATGACCGAGAACAACAGTAGCCTCCTTGAGTGGTAGTAACAAAGACTACCGAGGAGTGCAAACTGTTGCACCCGGACACCAACTCCCTAGTCTACATTATCCGAAGGTCAGACCTCGCTAAATAGGTGACCGGGAGATATCAAAGTGTTATCTGAATGAGTATATAAGGTTAACTGAAGGTGCATATATATGTGTCTATAAGTACCTATTTAGTTTTGTCGGCCTATAAGAGATTACACCCAGGTTATGACGCCGCAATAACTACAGATTAACTACAGAATAACAACCGATAACACTAGTAATATACTGTTGTCCTATGTCAAGCCTTAGTAGACCATCACAACCACTGTCCCCCTCACAGTACTGTGGTGCCTACTGAGGCTTTACATAGACCAATAGTAACCCCAACTACCAAGTGTGAGCTTAGGTCAGCTACAGTTAACTGTAGAGGCCCTGGTGAGACTTAGGTGGTCTTGGGTGAGACTTAGGTGGTCTTAGGTGTAATACTCCTAGTCTTAGGTGGTCTTGGGTTACTTCCCTATTTATACAACAAAGAAAAGACCTTAACCCAATAATTTTCAGAAGCAAATCCTAATGTCACTAGGTAATCTATTCATCTAGGGCGTAAGGTCAACCGATAACATATCGACTGACCCTGTGACCTTGGTTGTATGTCTATATAGCTAATGCTTTAGGATTCCAGGGACTCCAGGCTGCTGAAATGACCCCCAATGGGTCTAATGGTATATGGATTTCAAAAACAAAGGTAAAGGGTCGACTTGTTGTTGTTGTTGTCGGCCTCTTTCGACGAGGAGGTTCTCATGAGATTTACCTTTAGAAACGACTTTAAGTCCTATGGTTACTTCCATGTCCTCCCAGAACTAGAGATATCCTTCGGCTATGGACCAGAGATACGTTATGTACGTCTGGCATTCCTGACCCACGAAGTCTACATAGACTTACACAAACATCCCCACCCCCGAACATAGGATTACCCCCCAATGGCACTTGAAACAGGTACCTACATTGATAGCCTGGTCACAGCAAACCCTGCGGCTACTGATGCTCTATCGCAGGCTGATGACCACCTAAGACTACTTAAGTCTACTATTAAGGCTACGTTCCCCAACATAACTGGAGCTGTTACGTCTACCCAGGCTGCCATTGATGCCAAGGTAGCTGAACCAGTGTCAGCTATTACATCTGATGGCTCTACCCCATCCCTGGGCACAGGTATTACTGCTGATGCACTAAAGACTCTCGTAGGCGTGGTTGAACCTGCGATTACTACGAGTACAGATGCAGAAGGTGAAGTGACTCCTGTACTGTCTGCAGGTATTACTGCGGCAGAAGTACTTGCTCTTATAGGGGCAGCAGAAGCAGCTACCACAGCGACTCTACTAGGGTGTTACCCAGTAGGTAGCTTGTATACGTCTGCGTTAGCAGCTAACCCTAGTACCCTCTTTGGTGGTACCTGGGAGGCTTTTGGACAAGGTAGAGTATTGGTTGGACACGATGATGCGGCTAGTCCAGATACGGACTTTGTTGCTTCCTCTACTGATGGTAGTTCTTTTACTATTGGTGGTGTTAAGGCTCACACATTGTCTATCGATGAAATCCCTAGTCACACTCACAGTATCTCTAACTTTGAAGACCCCACTGGCACTGGCTCCACTGGTAGTGCCGATGGAGCATCTAGTTTCTCTTCAGTAGACACTAATGCTACCGGGGGTGGTCTAGCTCACAACAACGTACAGCCTTACATCGTTGTCTATATGTGGGTAAGAACAGTATAACCCCCCACCCTTATGTCTCTTAGTAGACCCTGGGTCGCGCATAAGAAACACAATGTACAGCATAAGAAACAATGTACAACATAAGGAACACAAAGTATGGGACAGCTTCTACCTGTCAGAGATGTTGGTGGCGTAGGTGTTGTCGCAGACATACGTCCTGCGTCCCTCCCTATTAATGCTTTCACGAGAGCTAAGAACGTAAGGTTCGATGAAGGTAAAGTAGGTCGGTCACCTGTCTTTAGGGCTATCAAAGAGTCACTTGGGTTTAACCCTAGGTTCACCTACGGTATACCTGCTGACACCAGTGGTGGCTTTGCAGTAATAGTCATCGTGTCAGATACCTTTAGTATCAACCAGTACGCCAACGGTAACCTAACATCCCTTCAGGGTTCCATAAGCACTACTGCAGCTAACCCTAGTTCTATTACAGGTACTAGCCTGGCTGATATGGCTTACATCAACAGAATTGACCAGGTACCTGTGTATATCGCCAATGGAGGCAGCTCCTTTGCTGCATTGCCTAACTGGGATAGTACCTGGAGGACAGAGTCCCTTAGAGCTTATGGTGACTTCTTACTTGCATTAAACACGACAGAGGGAGGTGTTAACTACCCCTCTAGAGTACGCTACTCTAACCTAACTTTAGCTAACTCAGTACCTGACTCATGGGATGCCTCTGACACTACTAAGTCAGCAGGATTCAATGACCTAGTCCAAATGAAGACAGGCATAGTTGATGGTCTAACCCTAGGCACTAACTTCATTGTCTACGGCAAAGACCAAGTATGGCTCATGGAATTCGTGGGTGGTACATTCATACACAACTTTAGAAAACTCTTTAGTGACTGCGGTATCATCAATCAGAACTGTGTAGCTGAAGTAGAAGGCACACATTATGTCTTTGACCACGATGATATCTATGTCCACGACTCCCACACTAGGCAATCCATATGTGATGAAAGAGTTAAGGATTACATCTTTAGTGGCTTAAACACCGCCAAAACTAACAGGTGCTTTGTACACCATAATCCTGACTTAGATGAAGTAATGTTCTGCTATGTATCGGGTGACGATATGGCTGAATACACCCACGGTGACCGATGTAATAGAGCCGCAGTATTCAACTATAAGAATCAGACCTGGTCCTTTGCAGACCTCCCTAACGTAGCCAGTGCTACCCTAGGGTCTATTAGTTCTTCATCGACGTACGCTAATACGTCCGGTGTCTATAACACCATAGGTGGCAGCTACTACACCCAGGAAGCAGGCTACGACACTCACAGCTTATTCGTAGGTGAGAGCAACGCTACTGATGGTTTAGCCACAGATAAGTTGTATGGCTTAGACTTAAGTGACGGTGGTTCCTTATCGTTTCCTCTGGATGCTACAGCCAACAAGAGTCCCTTCCTAGAAAGAGTAGGGATAGACCTTGATGAACTGTCACCATTAAGTGGCTACAAGGTAATCAACAAGATATTCCCACAGATAGATACTAACAACTCCAATAAGAACTTTGTCTTCACCTTTGGAGCCTCAGACCTCCTGGGTGACTCTACAGTCTACCAGGGCAGCACCACATTTAATGGGGCTACTGACTATAAGATTGATACCAGGGTATCTGGACGCTATCTGTCGTACAAGTTAACTGTGGATGACACCAAAGACTTTAGTTTCATAGGTTTTGATGCAGATGTATTGACCACTGGCAGGAGATAATAATGGCTGAGCTTCCTATCCTAGGGTACAAGCGTCATTCACCCCCAGTGCTTAAAGATAAGGTAGGGGCTAGGGATGCGGTTCTATTGGCGCGTAAATCTGGTAGCGTAAATCCAGAAGAGAAGTACCTTACTGATGAACTACAGAGAATTGAGAACTCCTTAGATACTAACAGTCAACAGACCAGGACAGTTAACGATGGTGTTGTAGAGGTTAAGCAAACGGTTATTGATTTGACAGAGACTGTCGAGACTAACGCAAGTACTGCTTCTGCGGCTATAACCCAAGAAGCCACACTTCGCGTAAGTGCCGACGAAGCCCTAGCCCAACTAAACACCGACTTGACAGCGACTGTATCCAACAATGCTTCTACAGGTGCTGCAGCTTTAGCTTCTGAGCTACTTGTAAGAGCAACAGCAGATACTGCTTTAGCTTCAGACATTACTACTTTGACTGCTACCGTCACCTCTGG